CTCACTTGCAGCTGCATCGACTAATGTAGAGATGGAAGCAGACTTTGATAAGGATGGTTGGGCTACTTCTAAAGCAATTATCATATCGAAAGCTATGAGAAAAATTACCCAAATGATTGGTAGACAGAGAGTAGCTCTTGTATTTACTAATCAGTTAAGACAAAAGTTAGGTGTGATGTTCGGAGACCCCTGGACTACAAGTGGTGGTAAAGCTCTACCATTTCACGCATCTACAAGAGTTAGATTGAAAAACAAAGGTCAAATCAAAGATAAAAAGAACCACGTAATTGGTATGACTATACTTGCACAAGTTGTCAAGAATAGATTAGGTCCACCACTAAGAAGTTGTGAGTTTCCTTTATACTTTGAGAGTGGTATTGATGATGTAGGTAGTTGGTTAAAAGTAATGAAAGACCATAAGATTGTAAAACAAGCTGGAGCATGGTATACACTTACAGACCACTTAGGAGCTGAACATAAATTTCAATCAAAAGAATTCGGAGAAAAACTATCAGATCCTGATTTCAAATCATTCATTTACGAACAAATATGTGAAAAGGTTATATTAAAATATGATATGAAAGATTTGGGAATAGATGATGTGGTTGAAACGGAAGAGGTGGTTGGTGAATAATGTCAAACACCAGATACCTTTCCATCCTGAATGAGATAAAGAAAAAAGGTGGTTCTGTTAACTTTCAGAACAAAAACAAAAAAGTGCTAATAGTCGACGGCTTGAACACCTTTATCAGAGTGTTCAGCGTAATGCCGACTCTAAACGAAAACGGCGTTCATGTTGGTGGCATTGTTGGTTTCCTTAAAAGCATAGGATTTGCAATCAATATGTTTAATCCCACCCGTACCATAATCGTGTTTGATGGTAAGGGTGGGAGCAATCGCCGACGTAAATTATATTCCGACTACAAGAATAAACGTAGAACATCATACAGAGTTAATAGAGTAGATGGATTAGAAAACGCTGATGATGAAAGACGTAGTATGATGATGCAACTTAGAAGAGTTGCAGACTATCTTGAATTACTTCCACTAACCACTATATCTGTGGATGGTATAGAAGCTGATGATGCTATAGCTTACATAGCAAAGAGTGTTATACCTGATGGTGAGAAAGTGATTATGTCAACCGACAAAGATTTCCTACAATTAGTATCAGACGACATTAAAGTCTGGTCTCCCACCAAGAAAAAATTATATGATAAAGAAGCAGTATTAGAGGAGTATTGTGTTACTGCTGAGAACTTTATTATGGCTAAAATATTTGAGGGTGATAAGTCTGATAATATAGGTGGTGTCAAGGGTATAGCTACTAAAACATTGGTAAAAAATATACCATCTTTGGGAGAAGAGAATAATAATTATAGTCTGAAAGAGATATATCAATACGCACATAAACACAAAGATGATGATGGTAAATTCTTTGTGAAGATATTACAGAATAAAGATATATTAGAACGTAATTACAAACTGATGCAGTTAGAAGATGTTAATATAAGTGCTTCAACAAAAACTAAATTGATTGATACTATCAGAGGTCCTATTAGAAGATTAGTTAAATATAAATTCGAATCCATGTTCATGGAAGATAGACTATTTCAGAACTTACCAAATGTTAGTAGTTGGTTAGCTCAAACATTTACCACTATGGATAAATATGCGGAGCAAACTGATGGGTAGGAAAAAAAAATATTTCACTGCTAAAGAGAAAAGAGATGCTCAGAGAAAATGGCAAATGGATTACTATTATAGAAATAAGGAAACCATTTTGAAAAAAATGAAAGATAAGTATAGACAGAAGAAATTGAATTTATCTAAAACACAACTTACGAAAGATTTATATGGAGAACAATAGCTCTTTAATTGAATTTGGAACATCATTTCAATCTAAAGTTATAACATCATGTTTAATTGATGCTACGTTCCTACAGACTATTATGGAAGTTCTTCAGCCAGAATATTTTGAGTCTGATTCAAATAAATGGTTAATTAAAGAGATAAATGATTATTTTCTAAAATATAAAACTACACCTACGTTAGAAGCAATTAAGATAGCAGTTGATGATGTTGAAAATGACGTGTTTAGATTATCTATTGTAGAAGCACTTAAAGATGCTTGGAGACATAGAGAAGCAAATGATTTGCAATTTGTTCAAGAAAAAACATTAGATTTCTGTAAGAATCAAGTTCTAAAGTCAGCTATCATGGAATCCGTAAGTCTATTAGAAAATCAAAACTATGATGGTATAAAAACAGTTATAGATGCAGCTATGAAAGCTGGAACTGCTGTAGATATCGGTCATGATTATAATGTGGGTATTGAAGAGAGATTAACTAAGTCTACAAGAGTTACAATCAAAACGCCTTGGGATATTACAAATGAGATTATGGATGGTGGTCTTGGTGAGGGTGAGTTAGGTGTTGTAGTTGCGCCAGCTGGTGTTGGTAAAACTTGGTTACTTCAGAGTATAGCTGCAGGTGCAATCAAGAGAGGATTTACTGTAGTTCATTATACATTAGAGTTGAATGAAACTTATGTTGGTTTAAGATACGATACTGTCTTTAGTGGAATAACTACACAAAATATTAAGTTTCAGAAAGATGACGTGAAGAAAGTGATTGACTCACTTGAGGGTAGAATGGTTATCAAGTATTATCCAACACGTTCAGCTACAGTAAATACATTAGCAGCACACGTCAAACAATTAGAACTCAAGAATATAAAACCTGATATGATTATCGTAGATTACGCAGATATCTTGAGAGATAATAGTGGTATGAGAGAGGTAAGACATCAGTTGGGCGCAGTCTATGAGGAACTTAGAGGATTAGCAGGTGAGTTGAAAGTTCCAATATGGACAGCATCACAAGCAAATCGTTCAGCATTAGAAGAAGAGGTAATCGAAGCTACTAAAGTAGCAGAAGCATATAGTAAGATTATGATTGCAGATTTTGTTATGAGTATTAGTAGAAAAGCTGAAGATAAGTTAAGTCATACAGCAAGATGTCATATTATTAAGAATAGGTTTGGTATGGATGGTATAACTTATCCGATGAGTATGAATACCAATCTTGGTAAGATAGAAATATATGAATCCACAACTCAACCGGGTAAAGAACAACAAGGTAAGATGGATAATAGTGAAGAATTTAAGAGAAAATTACTAGCAAGTAAGTATAACGATATGAAAAATAGTGAAGTCGAGGGCTTCGAATAAAACTGAGAAGAAAAAATTATTTAAAAATCATAAAAATTTAAAATAGTTTGTTTTTAATCTGATATATATTATAGTTATATTTTGTAAAGGTTAACAGGAAAATTAGGAGGAGCCAGAGCACATGGAAAAATTTAAGTTATCGGAAAATTTCGTCAATAAATACAAGAGAAAGAAAGCACCTTTCGGTTTTAATGGATTAGGGGAATTGGTTTACATGAGAACGTATTCTCGTATCAAAGACGATGGTAAGAACGAGAGGTGGTGGGAAACGGTTAGACGAGTTGTAGAAGGAACTTATTCCATGCAAAAAAACCATATTGACAATTATCAGTTAGGTTGGAATGCTTGGCAAGCTCAAAAGTCAGCTCAAGAAATGTATGATAGAATTTTTAATATGAAATTCCTACCACCTGGTCGTGGTTTATGGGCTATGGGAACACCAATCACCGAAGAAAAAGGTTTATATGCAGCTCTAAACAATTGTGCATTCGTATCAACTAAAACACTCAAAGAAGATTATTCAAAACCATTTTGTTTCCTCATGGATGCCTCTATGTTGGGTGTCGGAGTAGGATTTGATACAAAAGGTGCAGGTGAAATAGTTGTTAAGGGCGTAAATAAAGATAGAAATAAAGAAACATTCAAAATACCCGATACAAGAGAGGGTTGGGTTGAATCTCTCAGACTATTATTAGAAAGTTATTTCCACGCAACATCAGAAATAGATTTTGATTATAGTGGAATAAGAGAAGCTGGAGAACCAATCAAAGGTTTTGGTGGAGTAAGTTCGGGACCAGAACCACTAAAAGAAGTTCATGATGATATCAGAAAAGTATTAGAGAGTAATTCAGGTGAACCAATCACAGTAACCACGATTGTAGATATAATGAATCTAATTGGTAAGTGTGTTGTAGCGGGAAATGTTCGTAGAACTGCTGAAATAGTTTTTGGTGACCCTGATTCAGAAGAGTATTTAGACTTAAAAAATTACAAGGTAAATCCACATAGAGAAATGTATGGATGGACAAGTAATAACTCTATCTTTGCAGAACTTGGTATGGATTATACAGAAGCTGCAAAACGTATTGTAGACAATGGTGAGCCAGGTTTTGCTTGGTTGGATAACATGAGACACTACTCAAGAATGAAAAATGGTGGTGATAACAAAGACCATAGAGTAGCTGGTGGTAATCCTTGTCTTGAACAATCACTTGAATCATATGAGTTATGTTGTTTAGTGGAGACATTTCCAAGTAATCATGATTCGTTAGAGGATTATCAGAGAACACTTAAATATGCTTATCTGTATGCCAAATCGGTAACACTTGGTAGAACACATTGGAGTGACACAAACAGAGTGATGTTGAGAAACAGAAGAATTGGATGTAGTGTAAGTGGTGTAGCTCAGTTTGTAACTAATCGTGGATTAGATGAGTTTAAAAATTGGTTGGAGAATGGATATGATACAATACAAGAGTGGGATAAGATGTATTCAGATTGGTTTGCAATACCACGTTCCATTAAGACTACTTCAGTTAAACCAAGTGGTACAGTCTCACTATTGGCTGGTGCTACTCCAGGCTTACATTATCCCGAAAGTCGGTTCTATATTAGGAGAGTGAGACTTTCAAATCATTCAGAGTTATTAGAACCATTACAAAAAGCAGGTTACAAGATAGAACCTGCATTTGGTTCTGAAGATACAACTTGCGTAGTTGAGGTGCCTGTAGATGTTGGTGAGGGTATCAGAACTGCAAGTGAGTTATCCATTTGGGAACAATTCAGTCTAGCAGCATTTATGCAAAGACATTGGGCTGACAATCAAGTAAGTTGCACTGTAACATTCGATCCTGAAACAGAAGCTAATGAAATTGCACCTGCACTAAACTACTTTCAATATCACTTGAAAGGTATTTCTTTACTACCAAGACACGATTATGGTGCTTATCCACAAATGCCATATGAAGCAATCGATGAAAAGGAATACAATAGACAAGTAAAGAAACTCAAAAATCTTACTTTCGGTGTAATCAAAAACGAAGAAGCAGAGATAGACAAATTCTGTAATAACGACAGTTGTGAAATACCAGGCGAAGAAATAAAATAAAGCTTGACTTACATACTATTTTATTCGTATATTCACATACTAAATTGAAGAGGTATAGCTATATATCAGAACATCTTTTATCAGTTTAAGAGACGAAGAATCCATATATGGGATGACAAGACTGGATATTCAGTTCATCCCTTTAGTCAATATGCATATGTTAAGGATCCCAAAGGAACCTACACATCTTTATATGGTGATAAGTTAAGAAAATTACCAATCAGTAGAATTGATGAAACTGATATACCATTTGAATCAGATGTAGCACCAGAAATACGTTTTTTGGTTGATAAGTATACAGATTCCGATGATGTTTCAGAGGGACATCGTGTGATGTTCTTTGATATTGAGGTAGAAGTCACACAAGGTTTTCCTGATGTCAATAGAGCTGATAACACCATCACATCAATTGCATTCTACGACGTACTAACTAAACAATATTATTGTTATGTTCTTGATAAAGAGAACAAAGTGAACACAGGTCTCTTTGGTAATTCTACTGTTATTAAATTTCAAGATGAAAGAGACTTACTAAAAGCATTCTACACAAAATATCTTGAGATATCACCAACAATCATTAGTGGTTGGAATAGTGATAGATTTGACGTTCCTTATCTATATAATAGAACTATAAGATTATTAGGACAAGAAGCTGCAAATTGTCTTTCACCTATCGGTATCGTAGAGTTTCAGAAACATAGAGGAACATACAAGATAGCAGGTGTATCTTCACTTGATTATCTTGAATTATACAAGAAACTTACATTTGGTGAGAGGTCTTCATATCGATTAGATGATATTGGTGAGTTAGAGGTTGGTATCAAAAAGGTATCTTATGAGGGAACATTAAATGATTTGTATGACAATGACAGAAATAGGTTTGTTGAATACAACATCAATGACGTTTTGATATTACAAGAGTTGGACAAGAAATTAGACTTTATTGATATCGCTAGAGCTATCTGTCACTTAGGACACGTTCCATATGAAGACGTGTATTACTCATCAAGATTTCTTGAGGGTGCTATTCTTGTCTATCTTAAAAAGGTTGGTATTGTAGCACCGAATAAAGTAAAAGCAAATAGACAATTGATGGATGGTAATGATAAATTTACAGGTGCATATGTTCAGGATCCTCAAAAGGGTAAGCACGAATGGGTGTATGACTTAGATATTACAAGTATGTATCCATCTATCATTATGAGTCTTAATATATCACCCGAAACTAAGTTGGGTAAGTTAGATAGTTGGGATGTAGAACCATTCTTGAAAGGTGTAGATAAGACATATACTATAAACAACAAGTATGGTAAAGAAACTGCAAAGTTAACCACAGCAGAATTTAAGAACTTTTTAAATGATAATAATGTATCTGTATCTTCCAATGGTGTATTATATACACAAGATAGAAGAGGTCTCATACCAACGTTGTTGGAAAAGTGGTTTGATGATAGGGTTCAGTTTAGAAAGTTAGCAAAGAAGTTCGCTGAACAAGGTGATAAAGACAAATACGCATACTTTGATAGACGACAATATATTCAAAAGGTTGTTCTAAACTCATTGTATGGTGTGTTGGGATTGCCTGTATTTCGTTTCTATGATTTGGATAACGCAGAAGCAACCACGACAACAGGTGTAGAACTGATTAAATATACTAAGAGGATGGCTAATCACTATTATAATTCTACGTTGGGTGATAAAGACGATTATTGTATTTACATTGATACAGATTCAGTTTTCTATTCTGCTATTCCTATCATTGAGAAGAAATATCCACACGTCGATATCAAAGACGAAGCTATAGTTACAGAAAAGATATTAGAAATCGCATCGGATGTTCAGAAATATCTGAATAAATCTTATGACTTGTTTGCTCAGAAGTTTTGTAACATAGATGAACATAGGTTTGAGATTAAGCAGGAGTTAATAGCAAAAGGTGGGTTGTTCGTTACGAAGAAACGATATGGTATGAAGATTATCAACGACAATGGTGTAAAGGTAAACAAACTTCATGTCAAGGGTTTGGATATTGTTCGTTCAAGTTTCCCTGCAGCGTTCAAAGAGTGTCTTACCAAAGTATTAGAAGATATATTGGCTGATGTTCCAAAGGGTAAGATTGATGAGTTTATCTTAAACTTTAAGAAATCTATGAAACTCAAAAAGTATGATACGATAGCTATGCCGACATCTGCAAAAAATGTTAAGAAGTTTATTGAAAAGGGTGAGGGTATATTGATACCAAAGAAAGGTACGCCCGTTCATATTAAATCAGCCATTAACTACAATAACTTTCTACTATTGAATAAGTTGAATAAGAAATATCCGTCAGTTGGAAATGGTGAGAAGATTAAATGGACTTATTTAAAAGACAATCCATTTAAGTTTGAAACAATATGTTACAAAGGACACGAAGACCCACCACAAGTTTTAGAATATATCAAAGAACATATTGATACAGATAAGATTTACAAACAAGCACTTGCTAAGAAAGTTAAGATGTTGTATGAAGCATTAAAATGGGAAGAACCAAATGATGATTTTGGTTTTAATAAATTTTTCTAATGGATAAGTATATTTTAGCAGTTGGATGTAGTTATACAATAGGTCATGATAATGAAAATCAGCCAGTAATGACTACTGCAAAACATTATGAATTAGATAGTTGGCCTTCATGGTTAGGTAAATTAACCAATAGAACGTGTGTTAATTATGGTAAAAATGGTGTTGGTTCTTTTTATATGGCTAACAAAGTTTATGAATTAGTTAATCAATATAGTGATAAAGATTTTGTGGTGATGGTGATGTGGTCGGGATTGCATAGGTATGATATGATTAAAAATGACAGATGGGTTCACAGCGGACAAGAACAATTCCCTAATTTTAAAAAACACCATTACAGATATGCGTATGATAATCAAAACGCATATTATCATACTATACTGAATATGTTGAATATTCAAAATTTTTTAAAACAAAAAAACATAAAATATTTGTTCTTAACCCATAGAGATATATTATCTGAATTTTATCAAAAATATGAAAAAGTCAGTTATTTAGAAGAATGTATAGATTGGGATAATTTTTATTTTCATGACGGATTTAAGGGTTGTATGGAATGGTGTGTTGAAAATGATTTTAAACTTAATAAAAGTAACCATCCTTATACAGAGGGTTACAGAAAATATGCAGAACATCTTTATGATGTATTTAATGGAAAATTACTTTAATTTGGAGAAATAATATGATACTTATATATATGTATATAAAGGAGTTACAAAATGGATAAACAAACGTTGATGGGATTTGTCAATAGGTTTTACTTAGGTGGACAAACACAATCTGCGCCAGTGGTTTCAACAAAAGATACTCTTAGTTGTTCATTTATCAATTCAGCAAAAAGCTGTGTTGGTGATATTGTTCTGGCTAAGAATGGTTTTGGTGATTACGAAATGGGTCTCTATGAGATTCAAGACTTAATTAAGTTACTAAACGTTTTAGATGGTGAGTTAGTTATAGAAGCTAATGAAGTCGGAGATGTTGTATCTCAGTTAGTAATCGCACAGAAAACAAATAACACTAAAGTCAATTATGGATTAGCTCGTCTTGATGTGGTTTCAAAGAAACCTGACTTGACTAACATTCCAGAGTTTGAGTTAGAACTTAAATTAGATAAAGCATTTATCTCTTCATTCATATCAGGTAAGGGTGCTCTAAGTGATGTTTCTACATTCGCTATCCTTTGTGATGGAGTTGATGCCAAAGTTGTAATTGGTTATAGTTCAAGCACACAATCTAATAAAGTGACTATTCCTGTAGAGACAAGTAAAATGTCTTCACTTGATGATGCGGTTTTCTTTGACGCAGATACTTTCAAAGAAGTGTTGACAGCAAATAAAGATTGTGAATCAGCAACACTTTACGTTTCAAGTGCAGGATTAGCTAAAGTCAATTTTAAGGTAGATGATTTTGATTCTACTTATGTATTGGTAGCAAAAACAACTGTAGACTAATGGAACAATATGTAGATAAATCAAGAGTTTATCTGCAAGAGATAGATAAGAAAACAGCTAAGAGGATGATTGAAAAAAATCATTACTCTCACAAGTTTTCTTCGTGTAGATACGCAATAGGTATATTCTATAAGTCAGACAAACCACATCCATTTTTTTCTGATATGAATGAAGAAGAGTTGGTGGGTTGTATGACTTATGGGTATCCTGTTGGTAGGTCTGTAATGGGTTCCATATTTAAAGATGAGAATATTTTACAAACCAAGAATATCTTAGAGCTGACAAGACTTTTTATACACGATGGTTATGGTAAAAATATTGAATCTTATTCTATTTCACAATCGTTTAAATGGTTAAAGAAGTATGACAAGAATATAAAGGTATTAATCAGTTACGCAGATCCTGATAGATTACATTTGGGTGGTATTTACAAAGCTACCAATTGGTTATATCAAGGTGCAGGATTGAATCTAATGCCAAATCATTCAGTATCTTTAGTCAAACCTTATGAGTGGATACACAGTAGAACTGTATCAGCTACTTGGGGAAGTCATAATGTAGATAAATTGAAAGCAGCTATAGGACATACGTTTTGGAGAAGAAAAGAACCTGAAAAACATCGTTACATCTATTTTATAGGTAACAAAAAAGAAAACAAAAAATATATGAAAAATTTAAAGTATGAATCAAAACCATATCCTACAAATCCAAAACAATACGTTCCACCTGTGGAAGAGATTAAAGTAGAAAGTAAATTAGGAAACAAGTAATGTTTAATGAAAAACAATTAGACAAATTACAAGAAGATGGTTATTTATTTTTCAAATTAAATGAAGAAGATACGCAAAAATTAAGGCTTGTAAGAGACGAAGCTTTAACTTTTGACAATATAAAGAATATAGAATATAGATATAATCGCCGTACACCATCCTTTCGTGATGAAAATAACCAATCAATATATGGTATTAATGTATCTATTAATCCTACACCTACAATTGATATTGATTGGGAGAATATGTTAGAGGAGTTAAGTGGATGGGCTAATTTACAAAAATTTTTTACTCAAACAATTACAAACTCTAATGGAAAATTACATTTTTTTGATGGTAGATGTGAGGTAGCTTCAACTGAGCGCTCAGAATGGGATGGTATTGTGCCAATTTTAGAAAAGATTTTTAATTCGTGTTATACTAATAATCCTAAAAATGATGGTATAGGTTATGATAAACAATATGATATTAATGGTAGAATAATGTTCAAAGATATGTGGTTAGAATCACATTGTGATGGAACATATGGTAGTGAAAGATTTTGTACTATATTACTTTACGCAAATGAGGATTGGAAACCTGGCGATGGTGGTGAACTAGTATGTGATGGTGATGTTTTAGAACCAACTTTAGGTAATGCAGCTATATTAGATTTTACACAAGGTAATGATGTTGAACATGGCGTTAACCCAATTTTAACAGATTTTATAAGAAGAAGTTGGACAATATTTGTAGACAGGGACATGACTATTGATGAGTAAGTTAATAGGAGCTATCTGTCTTAGTATATTAGGACACATAATAGCATTTTTTCATATGAACGGACAATTCAAGTGGGATTTTATGAAATCTCAATGGTGGATAATATTAGCAGGATTACCTATAAGTTATCTGTTTTATTATTCAACACGACTTTCGTATGAACACTTTGGTTATGTGTGGAATATTAGATTAATAGGATTTGGTCTTGGTAACTTGATATTTGCAGTAATGACTTGGGGTATATTAGGTGAGATACCTAATTGGAAGACAGTTCTTTGTTTAGTTCTTGCAGCAACGATAATTTTAATACAACTTATGAATAAATAATATGATTAGATTTATAATATGTGGTTGGCACATGAATCAAGACACAGTATTAAATGGTTTTAATACATTACAAGAATATAATTCAGATGATGTTCACGTATTTTGGTCGTGTCATAAAGAACCTACAGATTTTATAAAAGAAAACTTTGATTATAAGGTGTTTCCTAATGGTGGAGAAGAGTATGGTGCATACGAACAAGCTATAAACTATCTTGACATAGATGATGAAGATGTGTGTTTCTTTATGCACGATGATTTAGTCATAAAGAATTTTGAATTTATTCAATTAGTTATTGAAATTCTTACCTTAGATGGATACAAGGTTGTCGGTAATGGTGCTAACTATCTTGTTCAAAACTATGACTATAATAAGGTTATTGATGTTGGTATTAAGGAAGAGTTTGATGGTATGAGAGCAGTTGATTATGTTAAAGAAGAGAATAGACATATATTTGACAAACCAATCAAAAACCTTATAAGTGTTAGACCAAGTTTCTTAGCTATGCAATACAAAACTGTTAAAGAGATAGGTGGATTTGAACCAAGATATGATGCATATGTTTCACCAGAGTTAGTTGATGAAAAAACAAGTGAATACGAATACAGAGGTGGTAAAAAATTGAGTAGTTGGGGAAATGAATTTCCTAATTTAAATAACTACAAGTATAATAGACTATTTAACTCTAATCAAATAGGGTTTTTATCAAAAAAATACTTACATTCTGATTGGATACATGAATGTGCTAGAGGAAAAATAATGGATGATTATGAAAACTCAAAAGAATCACAAACCCATTTCTATCAGAGTAAGGACCTTAAAAAATAAATGGGAAGAGATAGCTGAAAAAAGACTTGACTTATACTGGTTTTTATTCGTATATTCTGGTATAATAAATTGGAGAAATACAACCTTATGGTAATAGGAATAGATGTAGACGGAGTTTTGAGAGACTTCTGTTATGGATTAGAAAAAGTAGTAAAAGAAAATTATCCACAATATTTGCCTGATGATTATACAGGTATAAATAATTGGAAGCTATCAGAAAACTTTAGAGCAAGTAAACCTGATTTACAAAAGATATATTGGGAAGACTACAGTAAAGAAATTATGGGTAACTCACCAGCGTTCGAAGAGAACGTAAAACAAATGAAAGCTATGATTGAGTGGGGTGAGGAAGTTGGTGTAAGATTTGTATGTGTTACATCTCAGAAACCACACGCAAGATATCATACGGCATATTGGTTAGGTAAGCATGAACTAAACTTTGACACGATATATTTCAGAAGAGGTGTCGACAAACCAAATACACCTGTAGATTTTCTTGTTGATGATTCACCAAACAATTGGAAGTATTGGAAAGAAAGAAGAGGAATGGAAGATGGATTTATTCTTATGGATAGACCATACAACCATCATATCGAAGCAAAGCACAGAGTGTTTGAGTTAGATGATATTATAGAAATAATAACAAAAGGAATGAAAGATGAGTAAACATTCTCTATGGGTTGAGAAATATCGCCCGACTATGTTAGAAAATTATGTTGGTAACGAACATCTAAAAGCAAAAGTAGAGAGGTATATCAAGTCAAACGATGTTCCACACTTACTTTTGTTCGGTAGAGCTGGAACAGGTAAGACAACACTTGCTAAACTTATTGTAAAGAATATTGAGTGTGATTATCTATATATAAACGCATCTGATGAGAATAGTGTAGATACAGTTCGTAACAAGGTAAGGCAATTCGCATCCACAATTGGTTTTAAGGAGATGAAAGTTATTATCTTGGATGAGTGTGATTACATTACACCAAATGCTCAAGCAGCACTTCGTAATCTTATGGAAACATTCTCAAAACATTGTAGGTTTATTCTAACTTGTAATTATGTGGAAAGAATAATCGACCCCCTACAAAGTCGTTGTCAAGTATTTGAAATTATACCACCTAATAAGAAAGAGGTGGCACTACATCTTACCAAAGTTATGGGTAAGGAAAGTATTGAGTATAGTAATGAAGACTTAAAGGTTCTAATTGATAGTAGTTATCCAGATGTTAGAAAGATTATTAATGCAACACAAAGAAGTGTGGTAGATAATAAAGTTGTGATGGATAGACAGAGTGCGATACAAAATGATTACAAGTTAAAAGTCTTAGACATTTTGAAGACACAAGATAAGAAGACGGCTTTTACTAATCTTAGACAACTACTTGCTGACAACGCTATCAGAGATTATTCAGATTGTTTTAGATTATTATACGACAATGTTGATGAATATGCAAAAGGACACATAGCTGAAGTCATATTGATATTAGCCAGATATGAACAATCAGATATGCAAGTCGTGGATAAGGAAATAAACTTTATGGCTATGTTAATAGAATTATTAGGAGTTATCAAATGAGTATGCATCCGAAAGGACCCATCAAGAAACCACAAGCTCAAGTAAAAGTAGATTTGGCACAAGCTGAAACTATGAAATGTGAAAAGTGTACGAACTACTTGTTTATTACATCTTATGTATTGAAAAGAATATCAGCACTTGTATCACCTACAGGTGAAGAGGGTTTAGTTCCAATACAAGTTTATAGTTGTGGTAATTGTGGTCATGTTCCATCAAGTCTACTAGAGGGAAGTGGAATTGGCGAAGCGACAGACAGTTAAACGTAAAGGTGTATTTGATTATTTAAATCAAATTACAAAGTATCAGAAAAAAGGATTTTGGGAATCACTTTCTGATGAAGACAAAAAGGGTTGGTCGACATTTCTTGTCAATCGATTCTTATCAATGAGATCAGATTTCCTACCCATAGTGAATGAAGTTCAGAAGTATAACTTGAAACCTGAACTGATATACAAAACGTATATGGATATCATTCCAAAAGGAAATTATTACCTTAGATACATCAAGGGAAAGAAGAAAAAGAATATGGATTATCCAAATTGGTTGGTTAATGTAGTTCGTAATGACTTAGAAGTTAGTGTAAGAGAAGCAGTTGATGCTATCGAAATGTATATGTTAACTGTAGCTGGTCAGATGGAACTATCAGATATGTTACAGAAATATGGTGTAGAAAAAAAGCAACTGCAATCAGTTGGTTTATATTTTCCATCGGACGGACAAAGTATAAGAACTGTTGGCTGATTTAAAAGACTACATAGTTGAGGTTGTTCCTCGTATGGCTATACAAGAGTTTATTCAAAAACACCATTATAGTCATAGTACTAATGGAATACAAGGTTTAGAGTGTTTCGCATTATTTGCACCTGGCAACTTTGGTATTCCAAAAATGGTAGGTGCTATGATGTATGCTATACCATCTATGCCAAATACTGCAAGAGCATACAATCCTATCAATCCTGATAGGTGTGTGGAGTTGAGAAGATTAGTTTGTATTGACGACACACCAAAGAATGCAGAAAGTTACTTTATCGGTAAAACAATCAAGTGGTTAAAACAAAATACAAACTATGAAGTAATCATCTCATTCGCAGACAAAGAACATGGACACACAGGTGTAATTTATAGAGCTAGTAATTTTGAGTTTGTGGGTGAGACTGGCGCTGGTAGAGTTTTGATGGTAGATGGTAAGGAATATCATAGTAGGTCTCTAAGTCAACCAATCAAACCATATAGTAGAAGAATTAGAGCAAGATGGGAAGCTGGTGATCCTGATGTATTTTTTAGAAAGAGAAAGAGTAAAAACAAATACGTTTACTATCTTAACAAAGGTATTAAAAAGAAAATAAAAAAACTAAAAAGGGCTTGACTTATAATGAAAAAAAGTTGTATATTCAGATATGAAAAAGATTAGTTACAGTCAATATTCACAATGGGCTGTATGTCCACATAAGTGGAAACTAAATTATATAGATGAGTTAAGAACATTCAAGGGTAACATACATACCTTGTTTGGTTCTGCTATGCACGATGTATTGCAGACATATCTAACTGTAATGTATAATGATACAATCAAGATGGCAGATTCGTTACCATTAGCTGATATGTTACTACATCGAATGAAACATTACTACAAAGAAATAGTAGAAGACTTGGGTGGTGAGGAGATAACCTCTCAAGAAGAAATGCAAGAGTTCTATGAGCATGGATTGGCAATAATAGAATGGTTTGTTAAGAAGAGAGCTATGTATTTTAATAAGAAAGGTTATGAATTAGTTGGTATAGAGGTTCCCATTGAGTATGACTTACCTAACGATATCAAGTTTGTTGGTTACATTGACGTTCTACTACACGATACTGTAAGAGATAGATATAAGATTATTGATATCAAGACTTCTACGATGGGTTGGAACAAGTGGGCTAAAGCTGACAAGACAAAGACAGACCAACTACTATTATATAAACAATTTTATGGTGCTCAACACGATATACCATTAGATAGAATAGACATAGAATATTTTATCGTAAAACGTAAATTATATGAAAAATTAGATTTTCCACAACGTAGGGTTCAGACATTTACACCTGCAAACGGAACACCAAGTATAAACAAAGTAACCAATAATATTAAATCTTTCATTGATGAATGTTTTATTGATGGAAAGTATAACGAACAACATATTTATAGGAAAGAAGCTTCAAAAAAGAACTGTCGTTTCTGTGAGTTTAATCAAACTGAATACTGTGATGCAGGAGTCAAATAAATATGTATCAAAGATTTAATATTAGTCTAAGGTTACCATTACATCTATTTGTTGGTGAGAAATCTGAACAGATGGTTATGGATAAGATAGAAGAGTGTTACTCTAAAATTAACACGTCTTGGACATTAAAATTTTGGGTAGATAATGCTACATTTGATACTGATGCAGTATTAGAATTTTCTAAAAAATATAAAGACATTTTTAAACAACACAGAGTATCTTTTAAATCAAAATCAAATATTAATGTTAATGATTATGTTTTGTTTGATATAAAAGACCCTAACAACCCACTACCAAATGCAAGCAGTAGATATACTTACAAAACTCAAGTCGGAGAATTGATACCAAAAGGATTAGATGATTACACAAAAATATCTAATTTTATTTTAAGTGTTAACCAAAGGAAAATAGAAACATCGAAACCGTCAAGATAGCAATAATAGGTTCAAGAACTTACACTAATAGACTAAAGATAAAAGAGTTTATTTACAAACTAAAAGAAGAGTATGGTGATTTGATTGAGGTTGTTAGTGGTGGTGCTAAATTTGGTGCAGATAAGTATGCAAAAGAATATGCACTTGATTTTGGTATAAAATATACTGAATTTCCACCATATCATGAACAACATAATCCTTATTGTGTAGAAAGTAAGTTCAAGTATGGTAGAGAATATAACGTCAAACATTTCTTTATCAGAAATGAAGCTATTGTTAAATACTCAGATGGAATTGTTGCTTTTGTAACGGATGGTGAGATAACATCAGGAACAAAAAATGCAGTTGGACACGCTAAAAAACACAACAAAAAAGTTGTATTTATTTCTTAATATATTTATATTTATATATATACTGAATGGAGTTACTATATGGAAAGCAAATTAACGTCAGTTAAACTCTTAACTGACCTCTACAAAAAATTTAAAGGAGTAAGTATTGAAGAAGAATTTACTCTACAAAAATTAGTCAATCGTTCAATAGATCTGTATTGTCATGATAGAGATTTTAGAGTAAAGATACAATGCTACGCAAATTTACAACAAAGCGGTAGTAGGTATTAGTATGGCTAAAAAGAAAATATTATTACTATCAGACGACTTGAGAATGTCAAGTGGTGTTGGAACTATGTCAAGAGAGTTCGTAATGGGAACACTTGACAGATATGATTGGGTTCAGATGGGTGGAGCTATAAAACATCCAGAAGAGGGAAACGTAGTCGATATTTCTAAATCGGTTGAAAAAGATTATGGTATTAAAGATGCATATCTAAAGATATATCCAATAAGTGGTTATGGAAATGATGAAACACTAAGAGCTGTAATGAATATAGAAAAGCCCGACGCTATTATGATTTATACAGACCCACGATTTTGGATATGGTTATTTAACATGGAGCATGAGATAAGACAAAATATTCCTATATTCTATTACAATATTTGGGATGATTTACCTTATCCAAGATGGAATGAACCTTACTATGAGAGTTGTGATTTGATTATGAACATATCACGACAAACAGTTAATATTGTAGATAATGTATGTAGAAATAAACCAAGAACTGAATGGGATAATACTTACATTCCACATGGTATCAATCACAAATACTTTGAACCTATTGATAGCTTACACAAGAAATATGATAAGTCAGTAACTTTCAAAAAACACGTGTTACGTAATAAGACTTATGATTTTGTCGTCTTTTGGAATAATAGGAATATCAGACGTAAGTTGCCAGGTGATGTTATTATGTCTTTTAAGACGTTCTGTGATATGTTACCAAAAGAAGAAGCAAAAAAATGTGCATTAGTAATGCACACACAACCTATTGATGACAATGGAACAGATTTACCTAAAGTAGTAGAAGAACTTTGTCCAGACTACGACGTTATTTTTTCTAATGAGAAATTAGATAATGACCAAATGTGTTTCATGTATAATATGGCTGATGTTACAATCAACATAGCATCGAATGAGGGATTTGGATTAGGAACTTGTGAATCATTGATGTGTGGAACACCAATTGTAGTTAATGTTACAGGTGGTTTACAGGATCAATGTGGTTTTAAGAAAGAAGATGGTTCATATTTAACGGTAGATGATTACAATGATGAGTTTCAATCCAATCATAGGGGGAAATATAGGGAGTGCGGTGAATGGGCGTTTCCAGTATTTCCCTCTAACATTTCATTACAAGGTTCACCACCAACACCATATATTTTTGATGACAGACCAAGTTATGAAGATGCTGCAGAGGGATTAAAGCATTTTTATGATATGAGTGAAGAGAAAAGAAAAGAGTGTGGTGAAAAAGGAGTTGAGTTTGTTCAGACAGAAGAGATAGGTATGACAGCAGAAAATATGAGCAAACGATTTATCAAAGACATGGACACTGCATTCGAAAAGTGGACACCAAGAAAACGATACACCTTATATAAGGCATAGGAGTTATAATGACTAAACCTTTTATTTTATTTCAAGGTCCTGTAGCTACAAGAAGTGGTTACGGAGATCATGCTAGAGATTTAGCTTTAGAGTTATTGAAATCAAACAAGTATGATGTTAGAGTAGCATCACTTCGTTGGGGAAACACACCAATGAATGCACTAAACGAACAGAATCCTGACCATAAACTTATATTGGATAACATGATTTATGAGGGTAGGTTAGAAAAACAACCTGATTTACATATTCAAGTTACAGTCCCAAGTGAGTTTCAGAAAATTGGTAAAAAAAATCTTGGTATAACTGCAGGATTAGAAGCAACAGCAATACCAAAAGAATGGGTTGATGGGATGAATAGAATGAATCACAACATAGTTCCTGCTGAGTTTGTAAAAGAAATGATACTACAAACAAAGTATGAAGAAAAGCAGGGTAAAGAAGTTGTTGGTGTTCATGGAGTGAATACACCAATCGATGTGTTGTTTGAGGGTTTTGATGAAAAAGTATTTGGTAAGACAAACAAGTTTTCAGAGGAATTGGTTGCTGAGATGAACAAAATTAGAGAACCATTCTGTTTCTTATTTGTAGGACATTGGTTAAGTGGTAATCTTACAGAAGATAGAAAAGATGTCGGTATGTTGATAAAGACATTCTTAGAAACATTTAAGAATACAGGTAAGAAGAAGAGACCAGCTCTGATACTAAAAACAAGTAGTGCTACATTTTCTGTTATGGACAGAGAAGATATGTTAAATAAGATAGAAGCTATTAGAAAAACAGTTGATGCTAAAATCTTACCAAACATCTATTTGTTACATGGTGATTTAGAAGATTACGAAATGAATGAACTATACAATCATCCTAAAGTCAAAGCTCACATTTCATTTACACATGGTGAGGGTTTTGGAAGACCATTACTTGAGGCATCACTAACAGGTAAGCCAGTTATATTTCCAGCTTGGAGTGGACATATAGATTTCTTACCTGTAAGTTTAAGTACAGCTTTAGAGGGTAGTTTAACTAAAGTTCCAAAGAAAGCATTTCAAAAAGGAATGTTCGTAGACGGTATGGCTTGGTTCTCAGTAAATTATAGTAAAGCTGCAAAAGTGATGAAAGATGTTTATAAAAACTATCAAAAATACACACCGATATTCAATCAGCTGGGTAAAACAAATACAAAGAAATTTACAAGAGCTAACATGGGTGCTAAGTTTGTTGAGATGGTAGATAAAATGATTGGTGATGTTCCACAAGCGGTAAGTCTTAAACTACCTAAGTTAAAAAAGATTGATGGTGGACAAACAGGTGCAATCAAACCACCAAAGGATGAACCAAAAGTTAAAGATGTAATTAAACTACCTAAGTTGAGGAAGATGTAATGGAAAGAGTTGTAATTTGTCCTGTATGTAAGGATGGAGATAGTTGTTTTGAAGAGATGCAAGAAAACTTCAGTAGTTTCATGTGTTTCAATTGTGGTTACATGAGTGATACAAGATATAGGGCTGGTAGTGTAGAGTTAGTTGACAATATGAATGCAAGTCCTCAGTTAGTTCAAGATTTACAATACCACGATGAAAGTAGAGGTATAGTTTGGTTTCCTTGTGTTATCAATATGGGTGAGTTAGGCATAATATATCCAGATGAAAGTGTTTCATCAGAATCAAGAGCTTCTTTTAAAGCTAAAGACAAAAAGAACTATGTTTGGAAATATGCAAAAGTTGTTGAAATACCTGAAGAGGAACGTGCAAACTATAATAATTATGATAAGAGACTTGATGTGGATAACGCAAAAGTTTATGATAAGTTTGAATTTTTCAAAGCATGTCAAGATATGGGTATAATTAAAGACTTGAAGAAAAAGGAAGATTAGTGGGATTTTTAGTAAAGCATAGATCTAGAGTAATAAAAAGAACTACAATACCAAGAAGTAAGATAGATCCTGGAACAATGATAGAATTTAGGTATGAGAAAGTTAAGGGTGGAAAGGTTGAGGAAAACTTGGTTGGAGCTATTGTTCTGAGTGTCTGGCCTCCTGCTGGAGCATTAAAGGAGAAGTTAGTTCATGGTTTAAGTTTGGATATGGTTTCTGATAATCATTTACGAAGATTTGCACAAATAATTGGTGCACCATCTGTGGATGAAGATGTAGAAAATCCAAGTGGTGGTAACATGGTTAAATTTAATTTAACAACAGGTAGAATAGATGCATCTAAATTCTATGATACTAAGTTGACAAAAATTAGTGGTTTAGTCGAAACAGCTTACAGAACATACAAGATGGATAAGATGGGACAAGTTAGAGTATTAGACTACGACTTTAAGAATATTATACCTACACAATTTAGAGGTGATTTTGCAGATTAGTTACGGAATAACAGTTCACAATGAGGCTGAAGAATTAAATAGGTTATTAGAAATACTCATACATAAAACTGATGCTGAGGATGAGATTGTAATATGTGATGATTACTCTGATGAGAAAACACAAGAGGTAATCACAAGTTGGGTTCAACAATATGGACACGAAGATATGAAAACTATCAAGGTGTATCAGAGAAAACTCAATGGTGATTTTGCAGCACAGAAGAATTCAGTAATAGAAAATAGTAGTGGTGACTATGTATTTCACTTTGATGCAGATGAATATCCACATGAAGTATTACTAGCCCAAATAAAACAGATAGTAGAAATGAATGATGTTGATTTAATTTGGGTGCCAAGAGTTAACACAGTAGATGGATTAACCGAAGAGTGGATACAAAAATGGGGTTGGAGAGTATCAGAGAAGGATTGGGTAAACTATCCAGATTACCAAGCAAGGGTATTTAGAAAAGCAGATGGAATCAGATGGACTGGAAAAGTTCATGAAATAATACAAGGTGGAAAAACATATGCACACTTACCACCACACGAAGAGTTATCATTATATCATCCAAAAACAATAGAGAAACAAATTAAACAAAATGAATTTTACGAAAATATTTGAGTTTGAATCTTTGATTGGAGATGTTTATGATGTCTTCAAGTATGAAGATTTAGATTTCAAGAGTTACAAACAAGTCAAACACAAAGATAGTCGTTGGGGAAGTGAAAACCACAATAGAACTATCTATCAGACAGATGAGTATTTTGTTAAGGTGTGGGATGAAGATTATATTAGAATTAACACTTTACCACAAGCGTTCGCAAGTGGTTTCTATGATAGCACAATCGTTCCAAACTTTGTTGGTTTGATTTATGATGAGAATAATATCTGTAGAGGTTATGTCACCAAAGAGTGTAAGCAGTTATTTACAAAAGAAGATAGTCTTGAACAAAAGTTAGTCAGACTTACAGACAAATCACAATCACATTTTAATGAGATGTTGGTTAAAGTAAAAATAAAAACTATTGAAAGTAGATATTTCTCATACGATTTTTGTAAAAACCACACATATGAATTTGAAGGAAAGCCAACTCTAATAGATTTAGAAGGAATATATCATATAGACGAGTACACTAATCTAAGTAAACATCACTACGAAACTTATCTTTCAGCTGGAAATTTTATAGAGGATAATACTTATAAAACATTTATTGAAAACTTATTGATTACAGTACCAATCAACTTAGAATATTTTCTGAATATGGAGTTACAACATGGTAGTGGTGGTAAAGAGATTATACATAATGACAAACAAATCAAAACTGTAAGAGAAGCATTAGAATACTTTTCTGATGTGGAAAATGTCAAGAAGACTGTAAAGAAAGTCAATAGAGGTAATCATCAGTATTGGAATTGTATGTGGGCTGAGTTTAGACGTAACGTTGAAAACCACCACGACAGAGGTTGGGAAAATATGACTAAAGAATATTACAATTCTTTAGAGATGATGACAGACGAAGAAATACAGGTGGCATTAATTGACGATCCTGTTAATTTCTTTGGTGGTTTCTTAAAGCATGGATATCATAGAGCAGTGTCTATGATTGGTAGATTGATAAATGGTAAAAGTTACATACCATTTTATATGCCATCAGAAGAAGTGTTTAAAGGTAACGCAGAAAATCCACTAAAGTATATTAATTTTATTGAGTTAATGGATGTGATGGGTTTTCCAAAAGAAGAATATGCAATATGTAATAGTGCTATCTTAGCAGTCATGGGAGTAGATGCAAGAAAGAATAAGAATGGTGATTTAGATGTTGTGTTCAGTAGCAAACTAAGAAAGATGATAGAGGAACAAAACATAGATTTACCAAAAGAGATACATCCATTCCCACCAAATAGTGAAAAGTTTAGATTTTTTGGTTGTGAGAGTGATGATGATTTGGTTTACAATTATAGTGTTAACATTCATGGTTACAACTTTACAGAACCACGATTCTATTTTAGTAGAATGCATATGTTAAAACCATCAGCACATAGAAGTTTAGAAGAGAATCGTAAAATAAAAGAAGCTGGTAAGAAAGGTGTTGAGGATTTTATCAAAGCTGAGGGTTACAAAGGATATCCATTTAATCATATTACTATGGAACAATGGGGATTCGATTTACTACAGGAGGTTGGATAGTGTTACATATACTAACGTTACACCTAAGTGATAAGTGGGTTGATATTCAGAAGAGAGAGTTAGCTAGATTTATATCAGAACCATACAAGGTTTATGCAAGATTAGGTGAAGAACCATTTAAGTTCAAAGTGAATAAAAAAGGAGAGAGAGTAAAGTATAGTGATACAACCATAAGTTACGATAAACACAAACATAAGTTTGATGGTGCTATATCAGGTGCACAACATTGGACTTACTCAATGGGTAAACTGATAGATTATGTATTAAATAACTTTAAGATAATGACGGATGATACGATATTACTATTAGATTCAGATGCTTTTCCAATCGCACCGATGGGAGACTTCTTAGAAGAGAAATTAAAAGAGTATCCATTTGTATCAGCACAAGAACCGATGCATGAGTGGGATAGAAATCCATTGTATCTGATACCACATCCGATGTTCATGGCATTTAAGGCTAAGCATATAATAGAGGATAACTTAACTGATTATCTAAGAAACATAATTAAAGACAAGAATGACAATTGGTGGGGTGGAACAATCAATTGGTTGAAAGAACGTGGTTATGATTACTACCCATTAGTAAGAAGCAATAAAACTGATTTACATCCATTATACTACGCAATCTACGATGATTTAATTTATCATCATTGGGCTGGTTCAAGAAACATGATTACCAGACCTGATAGAATTAGAGCACAAGAGACTGGTGAGAACGTAGATGATATAGCAAAAGAGAACCATGAGATGTCAAGTCAAGTTTTTGAAAGAGTAGCAAGTGAAAACGATATCGATAACATGATGCAATATTTGAAAGGTGAGTATGAAGAATCTTGAGTCAAGTGTAACCCTACAAGGAAAGTATGTCACACAGATTATACACTTCAAGGGTGGTTATAGAAAAACAATAAGAGGAATAGATACAGATACTATTGAACAAGGACAATTTACAAAGTTTTTTACTGTAGATGGTAGAATGGTTTTGATAAACGATCCTAATGTATTGATGGTAGAGGTTTTCCGGGAGGATGATAATGGAAATTAGAGACACAATGTTGCCCGTTCTTCGACCACTTGGTGGTGAAGAAGAAGTACAAGCACTTAGAGAAGTTATTGAAAGTGGTTGGTGGGGAAAAGGTCCAAAAGTAGCAGAGTTCGAACAGAAGTTTGCTGAGATGGTTGGTGCTAAATATGCAGTCGCTGTAACATCGGCTTCACATGGACAAGACTTAGTTATGAAAGCTAAAGGATTGAAAGGAATAGATGTTATCAATCCTACTATGTCGTTTATAGCAACCGCTACTATTCCATTATGGAATGATTGTACATCTAATATTGTTGATGTTCAAGAATGGGATTTAAATATCGATCCTCAAGATGTTAAAGCTAGGCTGAAAAGAAATTCAGACGCACTTATTGCAGTTAACATGGCTGGTATTCCTGCACCCATAGATGAGATTAGAGAGTTCTATGATGGTTTCATTATAGAAGATACTGCTCATAGTTGTTATACAGAGGGAGCTGGTAAGAAAGGTGATTGTGCAGTTTGGTCTTTCCAAGCAGTGAAGACAATGCCTTGTGGTGATGGTGGTATGATTACAACCGATGACTATGATTTATATTGTAAGGTAAAAGATATGACTTGGTTTGGTGTATCTTCTACTTGGAGTAGAGCTCAAGGAGCTAGTGGTAAGCCAGGTTATGCATGGGATTATCAAGTAGAAATACTTGGTTACAAATATTATATGATTGATATTATGGCAGCAATATGTTTAGAACAAATGAAAAAATTACCTGACCACTTAGATAAACGACAACATATTCAAAATCAATACAATGAAAGATTAGATAAAAGAGTAGATAGACCACCACATTCAGATACAGTTCAGTATTATATTGCTAGACTGCCGGAACATAGTAGTTATGCACCTGATGGTAGTGGTGCTGTCATTACAGATAGAGATGACTTGATTGATTACTTAGCAGATAAGAACATCCATACTTCAGTTCACTTTAAACCATTACACAAGTATGGTATTTTGAGAGCAACAAACTACAGAGATTACCCTGTAGCAGATAGTGTTTGGAAGTCTCTAATCAGTCTTCCATGCCATCCAGCTATGACTGACGAAGACATAGACTACGTTATTTATTGGGTTAACAAATACTTTGAGGACAAATGAGACTATCTAACATAGATACACTATCAGCATACTTCGATAGACTGATAACAGAAAACATAAAGTTGTTTTTCTTTAAGAAAGAGAAAGACTTACAGAAGATACATCATCAAGAAGTAGCAATCGATATGATAAGAGAAAAGATATCTAATTTGCTACAAGAGGTTTATGATTCAGGCGAATATCAGTATGTTGGTGAGAAGAGAACTTTTGATTCAAGTTCCATTATAGAGGAGTTAGAGGACTTAGTAACTAATGACATACATATCGGAGAATCGGATAGAGCTAGACTTAGAATTGCACAGATGGAAGAGAAAAGATTAAGAAAAGCAAATGAGGGTAGAGCTAAGAATAAGAATAAAATAGACATTTTGTTTAAGGATATGGTTGAGGTAAAAAAATGAATATATTAATCACAGGTGTAGCAGGATTACTTGGTTCAAGGTTAGCAGATTTCATACTAAACACTTCTTGGAGAGATATCAATGTGATTGGTATTGATGATTTGAGTGGTGGTTACGAAGAGAATATTAGAAGTGAAGTAAAGTTTTATCCTGTAAATCTATCTACAGCTAACTTAGACGATATCTTTGAAGAACATAAGATAGATATCATATATCATTTTGCAGCATACGCCGCTGAGGGTTTGAGTCCGTTCATAAGAAAATACAACTATCAGAACAATCTATTAGCATCTACAAACCTAATCAATCACGCAATCAAACACGATGTTCAAAGATTTGTATTTGCAAGTTCCATGTCAGTATATGGTAACATATACAATCCACCATTCTCAGAGGAGTTGACACCACGCCCAATCGACCCTTATGGTATAGCGAAGTATGCAGTCGAACAAGATTTAAGAGTTGCGTACGAACAACACAAACTACCTTACACGATAGTTAGACCACACAACTTCTATGGTAGAAACCAAAACATATGGGATAAGTACAGAAATGTTTTAGGTATATGGATGTGGCAGATAATAAATGGTTATTCACCTACAATATTTGGTGATGGTTCTCAAGTCAGAGCATTCAGTTACGTGGATGATTCTTTAATTCCATTTTGGAATGCAAGTCA